CCTTTTCCTTTCTCTCGTGCTACAATAAGCACGGACACAATATCTTGTGGTGAGATTTGTCCCACCCGCCCCTCTCGATGCTGCAACATTGGGCGGGGCATTTTTTACTGCCCGTCGTTGGATTCCAACAGCTCGTCCACCGTCACGCCGTACATCCTCGCCAGCTTCTTGTGGTACTTCCGTGCCGGTCGCCAGTCGCCAAGCTCCCAATGCGTCACACAGGATAGGTCAACATTCAGTTTCTTCGCCACCTGCGCGCGGGTCAGTCCGGAGCGTTCTCGCAGCTCTCTCAATGTCAATTTTTGCGTCCTCCCTTCATTGTGAGTTATCATTGACTGCGGCAGGGAAATGTGCTACCCTGCCATTAGCCCTCTTTGGGCAACTTCAAAGGAGGTGGTTTTCGTGACCAACCTTTTGATTTTGCCTGTTCCCTTCCTGCCGGGTCGCAACAGCGGTGCCAAAGCGCGTTAAACTGGCTAAATGCAGCAACCAATACGGCGGAGCACTCAGTGAAGAGGTTAAAACTCACGGTGATATGCCAGTAATCATATCCCACCGTATCGGGTACTCCCGATGGCTTACCAGCGAGAAGGCCATGCGCAGAACCAAAACTGCGAAAGTGGTAAGGCTCCAGAAGAACTTGTAGCACCATTGCAAGCGGCGAAAGCCTGCAAGGGGCATTGGGTAAACAAATTTGGACATTGGCCGGTGGGAATGGTGCTCCCGCCGGTCTTATGTTTCCCCGCCGCAGCCAACGCCCGCCGAAACCTCATAAACGTGAGAAATCACACTTGACACTGCCCCGAAAGCGTATTACAATGAAATCGCCAAAAGACATTGCAAAAAGCCGCTTTTATGGGGGGGCTGGGTTTTGTGTACCCTTTTCCGGTGGGCATGGTTATATGATACCTCACTTTGTGGGGTAAGTCAATACTTTATACCCCGTTTTTTGGGTTTCAGCAAAACCCACAAATTGAGGTGTTTGTTTTGATAAGATATGATAGAATCCAAGAGCTTGCGAATCTTTGCGGGAAAAAGAAAAGCTTCCTTAGCAAAGCAATGGGGTTCTCGCCGAGATATTTAATTGACGCTAAAAAGCAAAACACAAATATCGCCGATGAACCGTTGCAAATTCTCGCAAAAGAGCTTAAAACCACGCCTGAATATCTCCGTGGCGAAACGGACGACCCGGGCATAAAAGAAGCCCGCGCCACAGAGGGCGAGGGCTCGGATGAGAAAATTTCTCGGTTTGTTCGCTCCGCGTCTGCGGAGGAACTGGACGAGATTTACCGGTATATTGATTTTTTGGAAAGCAAGAGGGCAAAGAAATGAAACTTGACCCTGATTGCATCCGCGATTTGATGCTCTTTTGCGAGGAACATACATACATCAAGACGGAAGAAATCGGAAGATGCACCGCAGCCAGATATCATGTTCTTTATGTAGATTCAATGCGGCTTGTCCCACCATTGAATAAGTACGACGTGGGTTCGCTGGTTTATCATATTATCCAGCTTTCCGAAAGTGGATATCTGGCAACAGATTTTCGCTTTGACCCCGTTGAGAATTTCCGTCATAACGAACTACCGGCTATCTACTATGTCACACCAAAGGGGCATGAGTTTATCGCGACAATTTCCGAAAAAGCGCAATGGGAAAAGACGTCAAAAATACTGCGGTCATTTGGGTCGGTTTCTCTGGCGGTGATTGAAACAATATCGAAGGGGATTGCATCGGCAGCTATTGAACAAATAATAGCTCGCAAGGCGTGACATCATACCCGCCGTTTGTTTCTTCTACCTGCACATGCGTTTCTCGAAATGGAGTGCTCTGTGCAGCAACCTGATTACTTGCTTTGATTGCCTGATCTAAACAGGACGGAAGATATTCCGCGCTGTCGGCAGAAAGCCCAGACGCGCGGATTGCGTCCATGCACCGGTTTACTGCGTCAACCATTTTCGCGTCTATGTACCATGCTTTCGTTAGCTCTTTCATGGTATAACCCTCCTTCAATAAACCTTAGAAGCTGGATTTTTTCTTCTGGTGCGAGCGATAGTGCGGAATAAAGCACCTTCTCTCGCATTATTTCAATATCCGTTTCGCTTATTGTATCATTTTTTACGCCATTACGCAACATTTTGTGTCCCTCCAATAATTATAGTAACGGGGCTATATGTCGATTATTGCACTTTGTGCAGTCGAAAATATAAAACCAAAAGGTGGTGCGCCAAATGGCGAAGAGCAAAATCCCCGGTCTGTCCTTTAGTTGGAAGCGTGCGCTTGGAATCACGAAAATGAAAAGGAAAATTTCAAAAACAACAGGGATCCCAACGACCAAAGCAGGGCGGCAAAGAAAACTTGGCAAGCTCCTTGGTATGAAGTAAGTGAAAAGCCCTCGCCGCCTCTGCAACAACGGCGAGGGCTTTTCAGCAGCAGCGGGAAGCGGTCGCCGCTGCTTGTTTTGACCATACTCCGCTTTACCTAACTACTTCAATACCAAAACCTTGCAATAAGACAGCGCTCGACGCAGTTCGACAAGCCCTCATCTTACGACTTCGCGGCGCAAAAATCGGAGAAATTAAGGTGGCATAAATGAACATTCAAGAAGTGTGCAGAATCCGTAAAGAAGAATTGAAACTGACTTATCAAGACATTTCCGACGCTTCCGGCGTGCCGCTGTCCACCGTCCAGAACTATTTTTCTAAATTGTCGAAAGCTCCATCTTTTTATACCGTTGTTGCAATCTGTAAAGCTCTCGGCGTTTCGATCGATAAGACGTGTGAAATCATAGAACACTTGACGCCGACTGAAGAAACTTTGCAGGCGCGGAATGATGAGCTGGAACGCCATGTTGACGCGAAAGCGGACATGATCGAGATCATGCGGCGTGGAGTGCGTATCCGCAACGGCGTGATTGCTATAATGTTCCTCATCATCGTTTTTCTTACTGTGTGGTGCGTGTACATTGATTTTCACTTCATAGATTAAGGATTTTGGAGGGGCTGACATGGCGAATTGCATCAAATGTAAAGCAGCGCTGCCGGATGGCGCGCTGTTTTGTCCTTTCTGCGGCAAAAAACAGGTTGCCGAAAAGCGGAAAGCACTCAAGCGAGCCAACGGCACCGGCACGGTATATAAGCTCTCCGGCCGTCGTGCGCACCCGTGGGTCGCCGCGAAGAACAGGGTGGTCATTGGATACTACGAGCGCAAAACGGACGCGCTGGACGCGCTGGAACGGCTGAACGGCAAGCCCCTGACGGAGCGATACAACATGACCTTTGCCGAGGTGTTTGAGGCGTGGAAAGCCGAGCACTACAAAGAGATCGGCAAGCAGGGCATCCAATCGTATGACGGCGCGTACAAGGTATTCGCCCCGCTGCACGACCGTAAATTCCGTGATCTGCGCGCCGCTGACTTCCAAGCCGCGATTGACCCGTACATGGACAAGAGCCATTCCACCGTCAGCAAATACAAGCAGCTTATTACCCAAATGTCAAACTGGGCCGTGCGCGAGGAAATCTGCACGACAAATTTTGCGCGATTTGTCCGCCTGCCGGAAAATGTAAAAAAAGAAAAGGATATCTTCTCGGAAGAAGATATCCGAAAGTTAGAAGCCGATGGCAGCGACGCAGCGAAGATCGTCCTGATGCTGTTGTCAACCGGTATGCGCATCGGCGAACTGTTCGGCCTGCCGGTCGCAGATTATCACGGGACTTATGTGGTCGGCGGTGAAAAGACAGACGCGGGCCGCAACCGCGTCATTCCCATCCGCCCGGAAGGTCGGCAATATTTTGAGTATCTCGCCGCGCGCGCAACCGGCGAGCTGCTGATCTCAGGGTACAGCGGCCAGAAGGTCATTGAAAATTTCCGCAAGCGCGATTTTTACCCGCTGCTCGACCGTCTCGGCATAGCCAGAAAGACGCCACACGCCACGCGCCATACCTACACGTCCCGCGCCGTCAAAGAAGGGATGCCACCCGAGATGCTGCAAAAGATTCTTGGCCACGCCGATTATTCCACCACGGCGAACATCTATACCCATATCGACGCCGAAACGCTGGTGTCTGCTGTTACTAACTCGTTACTAACAAGCCAAGAAAAGGGCAAAAAGAAAAAGCCCTGAAACCGTTGAGTTTCAGGGCTTTTTCTGGTGCGCGGTACAGGACTCGAACCTGTGACCCCATGCACGTCAATTAAGCGTAAAAGCTGAATTGATGAAATATTGTAACAATAGCGTGGAATAGTGCAGCATAATTGAAACATATTTGGATTAAAACCGATGCCATTCTGCGCAATTCCTTTACGGTTGCTAACAAATTACTATCACGTTACCAGTTTCCGCATTACGCTGTTGTACACGCGTTCGTTTACAATTTTCAAACTGTCCATCAGCTCGTCCATGATCTCCCACGCCTTGTCCTGCGGGACGTCTGCCACAGCCCGCAGAAAATCGCTGTCGCCGTATGTTTCGACGCTAACCGGCGCGGGCGCTGCGGAGTATGCTATTGGCAAAGCCCTCTCTCTGCTGCCGCTTTGCTGGTCACGAATGGCATACAGCACGGCAAGGCGCTCATAGTTTGTCCAGCTTGATTCTTCCGTTTCAAGGCGAGCTATCCAGCGCTTGACCTCATTCTCGTCGACCATAGGGGGCCACCCCCTTTAGCCCTCAATCGTGTCCATGCAACGCTGGATTGCTCTGCGGATGCTGTCATCGTCCGCATCGTCAAGCATCTCCTGCAACTGGCGCTTCATCTTGTCCATTGCCCCGTCACGGGAGTAATGTCCGCGGACGTAGTGCGTGTTGCGTCTGTTTCTGCCACGCATGTCGTACTCGTCGCGGCGGCTGGAATAGCCGTCCTCTTCAAGCGTTTCGATCTTGTCGATATTCTTGATGGTATCGGTCAACTTATGCACAATGTCAAGGTCGCCCGCGCCAAGCTCGCCCTTGCGGGTGATCTCTTCCAGCTCCTTGCAGAGCATATCGCGCAGGTCATACATAGATTTCATACCCATTGTTCATTCTCCTTTCAACTTACGCGCTCGATGGTCAGGTTACTGTTGGCAAAGCTGACCGCCTGCGCGCTTGTGTTTTTCGCCGCCACCGTCACGCAGCAGCCGCGCGGCACTTCGACGATGGCGCTGACGTAGACGTTAAAATAGTTCTCCACCGCAGCGGGTGTAACGGTCGCCGTGGCGCTATTGAGCTCTTCGCCGTTGACGGCAAGCGCCGTGGTGATCGAGCCTACCGTTCCCCCCGTGGGAACGGCGATGTTCGCGCCAAAACCCACCTTAAAGCGTGCCTTGCACTGCTGCGTCAGTCCACGCAGGGTGACAAGTCCGCTACCCTCGCGGTGGACGATGCAGGGCTTGCCGCAAGCCGCCGTGGAGACCATCGGCACATTCTGTCCAGCAGGAACAGTAACAATGCCAGCGGTAACGTATTCAGCCATTTTTCTTCTCCTCCTTTTTCCAAGTAGTTGCCGCAAAAGGGGAAATGAAGCCGGATGCAAGTACATCTGTATAGCTTGGCTTAAAGAGAGCGTCCGCCTTATACAGCAGATCGGCATAGTTTGCGAGTTCGACCATGCTCATTTCGGACTTATCCATAGCAGCAAGATGGTCTACAAATTCTTGTTTCAGATCGTCAATCGTTTTCATGAGTTCAGTCCTTTCTAAAGGGGTCGATTTCGACCCGGTTAAAATACAGCGGCGGAGCGATTGCCCCGCCGCGTTGTCGTAGTATCGGCACGGGGCCGACCATTTTGTTGACGTCAACAAAATCGTCAACAAAAAGCTATGCTATGCAGTTGTCAGCAGCCGCAACAGGCAAACTGGTTGCAGCAATAGGGGCTCTGCACCGTGTAGGCCGGAATGGGAGAGGGACGCAGCTGCGAGACCAGATAGCTGTTCTGCGCCGCCTGACTTGCCGCCAGCTTCAAGCCCTGGTTCTCAGCCTGGAGGTCAGAGAGCTTGCTCTGCGTCAGGAAGTCGAGGATCGCGCGGCTGTTGCTGTTGGCGTTGTCGATGATGTCGCGGGTCGCGTTCTGCACGGTGTTGCGCGTGT